CGTCAACCTATGACGACTACTTTGCGTGCGTCTCCTGCACAGAGACCGGAAGGCTCAGTGGGTCAGCGTCATATGGAATGGCCTGTCTCTATGGCGTTAGGAACGGTGTCTTTGAAGACTGTTATCTGACTGGTGGTGCGCAGGCTGACTCGTGCTACCTGAAGGACTCTTGCCAGAACTTCACCCGTGCGTTCAATTATCTCGATAACAGTGGCCGTGGATTGTCGATTGGCGACCAGAATCAGAACGGCGGCACCAGCGCGAACTTTGAGGACGTATATAACCGCGTAAGGCGGACTGATACGAGCAACCTGGCGTACACATGGAACCACGCCGGCAATGCGACGAATGTCGGCGCTCACTGGTCGGCGCGCAACACCATCCAGGGCGCATTCTTTATCGACATGGCCTCAACAGGTGGTGTAGGGCCGTACGTGTCGGAGAACGACGTGGTTCAAACCTCGTTCTCGCCGCCGATCACTACTGGAACACGGGTGACGATCACCGGCTCTGAACTTCAGGGCAGCGGTAGCTATACAGATTCGAGCTTCAATCTGACTGGCGCATCCATTTCGTACAAGGGAACGCGCGGGTACGAGCTGCAATGACCATCGGCATTCTCGGTAGTCCATCCGCAATAGCAAGTGGTGCTGGCTATACACCGGCAGCGGGAAGTAATCGCGTAGTAGTGATGCTTGCCGCTAGCAAGGCTTCTGCTGGCGCTCGCACGCTGACTAACATCAGTTGGAATAGCGTTACGAGAACTCCAACTGTCACAAATAGTGATAGTGCAACGGCGAACCGCGACGGCGTTGGAATCTGCGTGTTCAAGGAATCTGAACTCCCTGCCGGATCGCAGAATGCGACTGCTACGTGGAGCGGATCTACAGATGATTCAAATATCTTCTGTTTCACGATAGGTGACGTAGACCAGACGACGACGGTTCGTACGTCGGGAAGCTCTGTTGGGTTGACGGTGTCGAACCAGACAGGATCAATCGCGCAGACGGTGACGGTTGGGGACTTCCAGCTTGCTGTAGTCGCTCTGCGTAACAACGTGGGAACTCTTATGGTCCCACTGAATTCGTTTACCGAGAGTTTCGACATGGACTCTGGTATTGCGGATGGGGCTCACGGCGCGGGATACAAAGTGGCTGTTGGTACGTCGTCGCCTGTGCAGTGGAGCGAAACTAGCGGCGGCGGCGACGACGGATATGCGCTGGCAACGATTGCGCTAATTCAGTTCGTGGCTAGTGCGACTGGCGGACGCAATCGAACACTGTTGGGTTTTGGTTAACGCCGAGAGGCGTGAGGTAGAGGAACATGGCCGACAATTTCATTGCCAACCCTGGAAGCGGTGGCTCAACGTTCGCAGCAGATGACATTTCGTCAGTTCTGTATCCGCGCCTCAAGCCCTCATGGGGTGCAGACGGATCTGCTGTGGATACCAGTGTGGCCGCCCCGTTGCCTACGCAGAACACTCTGGAATCGAACCAGATGTCCACTGCGGGCACGATTGTTACGCCGAAGTTCGCTGCCATTTCTGCATCCAGCTCTGGCAACAACACGCTGGTGTCTGCGGTGGCCTCGAAGAAGATTCGAGTCCTGGCACTGTGGCTCACGGCCAATGGCTCGGTGAACGCCAAATTTCAGGACGGTGCTGGTGGCACGGACAAGACCGGCCTTGCGTACCTGGTCGTCAATACCGGCATGGTACTGCCATTCAACCCTGCTGGATGGTTTGAAACCACGGCAAATACGCTACTGAATCTGAACCTGTCGGCCTCAGTCGCAGTAGGCGGCTCGCTCACGTACATTGAGGTCTAGTAGTTGAGTGGCTGGTCTATCACCGGCACCGCTTCCGCATCTCGGGTTCAATCTTCCTCCCGGGTCTATCCTTGCGGCTGCTCAGGGCTCATACACGCTGACCGGAAACGCGGTCGGTCTGTACTACCGTGGATACGGCGTATCGGCTCCTGCGCCGTTGCCGTCCATGGCGTTTCTGCTCGCTGCGGCGACCTCTGGCGTCAGGAATCCCGCTCCTCTTCCCTCCCTGTCCTCGCTGTTCGGCGGGGTGCATTCGTACGTCCTGACCTGTGCGCAGGGCACGTACTCCATCATCGGTTCGGAAGTCCTTGCGGATTATCAGGTAACGCTCTCGCAGGGAACGTACAGCATTACTGGGCAGGATGTAGCGCTCAGGCCAGCGCGCAACATGCCGATCACGACTGGCAGTTACGGGATCAATGGCCAGTCGGTGAATCTGGTCCATACGATCATCATGCCAATAGGGCAGGGATCGTATTTACTGGCTGGTCAGGCGGTGAATCTGCGCTATGCCTCGGGCAAAACACTGGTGGCGTTCAGCGGGAACTACGCGCTGACCGGAAACGATGTGGCCATGCTGCGCACTTACAGGATGCAGCTAGGCTCCGGAACATATACGCAGACCGGCCAGAGCATCGACATTCGCTACACCGAGCGGGTCAAGGAAACTGTTCCCTACCTGATCGGGTACACCGAAAGCGCCGCAAGAGCGGTGATCGAAGCCCTGTACTGCATTCCAAGCGTCACGAATTCCGGCGGAACCGTGATTGCGCAGTCACCCCCATTGGGGACGCTGGTGCTTCGTGGGGCGACGATATCCATCACGGTCGGTGGAGCGATCAACAGTATCTCCAGTGGCCGCAGGAAGGGGCTGCCCCCTTACGGCTCGGTGTATAGGTCATGAAGCTGACGGATGAGGACTTGAGATCGTTGGTGGTGCAGCGCTTCGGCGATGCCATGACCGATCATCAGACGCTCACCGCAGATCGTGAGCGGGCTCTTGATTTCTATTTCGGCAAGCCGTTGGGCAACGAGATAGACGGCCGGTCGCAGATCGTATCCAAGGACTTCATGGATACCGTGGAATGGCTGATGCCATCCCTGATGCGGATCTTCACCACCAAGCAGGCCGTACAGTTCGACCCGGAAGGGCCAGAGGATGAAAAGCTAGCCAAGCAGGAGTCCGAATACGTCTCCCACGTCCTGTGGAAAGAAAATGATGGGTTCATGCTCATCTACTCGTGGCTCAAGGACGCACTGACGCAGAAGGTCGGCTACGTCAAATACTGGTGGGAAGAGACCGAAAAGGTCTGCCACGACGAATACACAGGTCTGACTCAGGATCAACTGACGCAGTTGATGCAGGAGCTGGAGACCACGGGCGATGTGGAGATCGTTGGAGCGGACATCGGCCATACCGCTCCGGGTATCCCTCAGACATTCGATGTGCGCCTGAAGATCACGACCAAGCATGGAAAGCTGATCGTGGAGCCTGTACCTCCGGATGAGGTGATTGTCTCCGGTGACTGTCGTGGAGGGGTCAAGAACGCGAAGTTTGCGGGTCATATCCGCAAGATCACCCGGTCGGAACTTCGGGAGATGGGCTTTACCCGTGCCGAACTGGAAGGCGTGACGGATTTTACGTGGAGCCAGTCATCTGTTTCTGTGGCTCGGTCAGATAACCAGCCAGAACGGGGAAGCGATGAGGGCGTGGATTGGGCTACCAAGGAATTGACGCTCCTTGAGTGCTATACGTCCATCGATGTTGACGATGATGGCTATGCAGAGCTGCGGCATTTCCTCGTTCACGGGAATGGATTTCTCATCAACGAAGAGTGCGATGAGATCCAGATGGAGAGCTGGACGCCGATTCCTACCCCCCACAGACATGCTGGCATTGACCTCTTCGACCTGACCGAGGACAGCCAGCGAATCAATACGGGCCTGACCCGTGGACTGCTCGATAACACCTATTTCGGCAACAACCATCGGATTGCCTACAACAAGAACACGGTCAACGTGAACATGTTGCAGGTGAACCGTCCGGGTGGGCATGTTGCGGTGAATGGTCCTCCGGGAATGGACATCGTTCCCCTGCCGGTTGCCGATATCGGTCCTCGGCTGCTTCCGGTGATCGAGTTCTTCCAGATGCGCCGTGAGAAGGCCACGGGCGTCGGTGAGATGACGACTGGTGTCGATGCGGACGTGCTCGCGCAATCGACCAAGGGTGCGTACATGCAGGCCGCTGGAGCGGCAAATCAGCGTATCGAGGCCATTGCGCGGGTGTTTGCGGAAACGGGTCTATCCAGTCTCTACAGCTCCATGCACAAGTTGCTGATGAAGCATCAGGACTGGCCTACGCGGTTCAAACTTCGCAATGACTGGGTGACGGTCAATCCTGCGGAGTGGAAAGAGCGCGCCAATCTGTCAGTGTCCGTGGGGTTGGGAACCTCCGGCAAGGAAGAGATTCGGGCCAATCTGGGAGCAATGGGTCAGGTGCTGCAGACATTGGGGCAGATTCCAGGTCTGGTCATGCCGCAGAACGCCTACAACTACGGCATGCGCATGCAGGCTGAACTTGGATTTGAGGGTGAAGCATTCATCACCGATCCGTCCTCGCCGGAATACAAACAGTTCATGCAGGCTCAGTCGCAGCCTCCTGTAGACCCGTACGTGGAAGGCGCGAAGATCAAAGCTCAGGCAGACACACAGAAGGCGTTGATCGACGCCTCCACCAAGGACAAAGACCGTGCGAATGAACGCGATTTGGCGATTACTAAGATGGAAGTCGACTCCGGCATCGACCTGGCCCTTGCAGGAATCGGAGCCGAAGTCGCTCACGCCAGAGCAAGTACTCCGAAGGGGCCAGCAGGCTCAGGAACTGCTGAACAATCCCCTGCTCAATGAAGCGTTCACGGCGTTGAAACACGATTTGCTTTCTCAAATTTCCGTGGCTAGCCTCGCCGACAATTCGGGGCACACCCGAC